CTCTTATTGAGTGTGGCGAAGACTGGGAAGAAGCATACTCAATTGAATCTATTTTAGTTAAAACTGTTAAAGAAGACCCTAGGTCATACAACTTAGAGCCTGGCGGCAGAGGTAACCGAAATCTAGGACAATATGCTGTTTCTAAAAAAATAGGAATACATGCAGCATCCTTCGAAGATAGATCGAGATGGCACATAGATAGAATTAAAAATTCTGACCCTGAAGTATTGAAGAAAAATTCTTCAATAGCTGGCTCCAAATGTGCTGAACTCGGTAAATGCGGATTTCAAACTATGTCTAGTGAAGACAGGCTTATATGCGCAAAAAAGGCTCAAGAAACAAAGTTGAAACGAGGTATAAAATCCCATTTTCAAAATAGTGAATTTCAGCGTGAGATGGGGGCTCGTGGTGGTAAATTGAGTCGTGGGGTGAAGACTTATAATGATGGTGTAAAAGAATATAAATTTAAATCTTCCGATCCACTTGATATTGAATTGACATTAAAAGAGTTTGACCAGTTTATAAAAGAAAACCCAACGTTTACTAAGGGTCGAGTTTTCCATAAGCGAAGCGCCGAATCTCCACTAAAAGGTGCTAAACGGTATCACGACTATGTAAAAGAATACATATATTCTGATAAAAATATGCAATTTGAAGATTTTTTAAAGTTAAATACAAATTGTGTGCCTGGTAGGTTGCCAGGTTTCAATGGATTTTCTGACTACAATGAAAAATTATTAGCCAGTAAACAACAATCTAATTCTAATAGGAAATAATAAAAATGGCACGTATTGACTCTTTTCGAGCACAACTTTCTGGGGGTGGCGCACGCCCATCCCAATTTAAAGTTATTTTAACTTTCCCTACATGGGTTGCAGGAACTGATGCAGCTATCAAAGGTGAGTTTTTGGTTAAAGCAACATCGCTTCCCGCATCCACTATCACACCAATTCCAGTTCCATTCCGAGGTCGAGTCACCAAACTCGCTGGTGAGCGTGAATTCCAAAATTGGAATGTCACTGTTATCAATGATAACGACTTTTTGATTCGCAATGCTATGGAACGTTGGTCTCGTGGTGTTATTGAGCACCAGTCGACAACGGGTCGTTTAGCTTCTGCTACATACCAAACTGATATGGTAGTTCAACAATTGGATCGCAATGACAATATTTTGAAGCAATACAAATATTTCAACTGCTTTCCTCAAGTCGTTTCTGAGATTCAGTTGGATTTTGGCGCAACTACTCAGATCGAGGAGTTTAATGTTGAATTCTCTGTAGATTATTGGGACACAATTTAACCTGTTAAATATCTAGAACATAGATATTAACAATGGAATAATTGAATGGCAAATCAACCAACAGACTCAAACGGACTAACTTTATTTGGGTTTCAAATAAAGCGTGCAGCTGACAAGCTCGAACCCACCTCGTTCGTTCCTTCACAGGATGACAACGGTGGGGCGCGTATTGATGTTTCTGTTGGCAGTGGTGCTGCATATAATTCATACACTATCGATCTTGACCCGTCAGCTACGAAAAATGAAGCTGACTTGGTTGTTAAGTATCGTGAGCTTTCTTTGGTCGCAGATATTGATATTGCAGTTGATGAAATTGTAAATGAAGTCGTGATCTACGACGAGCAAAAGCCACCAATATCAATTGACTTTTCGGAAGATAAAGCAAAACAATACTCGGATAAAACAAAAGAAGTTATTAAGGAAGAGTTCACCGGCATTTTAAATATGCTTAATTTCAACCAAAACGCGTCTGATATTATTCGAACTGCGTATGTTGATGGACGCTTAGCTTATCACAAAGTTTTAAACAAAGATAATCCAAAAACTGGCATTGTTGAATTGCGACCGATTGATACTGCAAAGTTGAAGCGTATCATCGAGATCAAGAAAGAGAAGGATCCTCGAACCCAAGTCGACATTATCAAAGGCCAAGAAGAGTATTTCATTTACTCCGAACAAGGGTTTAATGGTAACGAAAAGCAAGGTTTAAAGATTGCTAAAGATGCGATTGCGTATGCAACTATTGGTATCATTGATAAGACGACTGGTATGGCGCTATCGTTTTTGCATAAAGCTATTCGCCCAATGAATCAACTCCGGATGATGGAAGATTCGGAGGTTATTTATCGCATGGTGCGAGCCCCACAGCGTCGAGTGTTCTATATCGATACATCTGGTATGGCGAGAACAAAAGCTGAACAATACATCAAAGATGTTATGGCTCGCTATAAGAACAAGCAAGTTTATGATGCTGCTACAGGTACCGTTAAAGATGACAAGAAGCATTTGTCGATATTGGAAGACTATTGGTTGCCGCGCGCTAATGGCGGCAAAGGAACTGAGATTTCTAACCTCGAGGGTGGTGGAACCCTGGGCTCGATTGAGAATGTTGCATACTTTCAAACCAAATTGTATCAAGCATTAAACGTACCACTGTCAAGGCTCCAAGCTGGCCAAGGTACATTTAACCTAGGTCGTGAAAATGAAATATCGCGCGACGAAGTGAAGTTTGCTAAGTTTATCGAGAAGATTCGTCGCAAGTTAAATACATTATTCTTAGACCTTTTAGAAACACAATTACTTTTAAAAGGTATTGCAACTTCTGATGACTGGGAAATCATTAAAGGTTCTCTGCTCTTCAATTATGTTGAAGACAATTTCTACGCAGAAATTAAAGAATCCGAGATGATGAAAGAGCGGATGCTCAATGTTCAAATCGCGGATCCGTATGTTGGAAAATATATTTCAAAACGTAAAGTTATGCGTGACATTTTACGCTTAACTGATGCTGAAGTGACTGAAATCGAAAAAGAGAATGCGGCAGATGAAGAAGTTGCAATCAAGCAAGAACAAGATATTTTAGCTAAATATGGGGTTGACCCCAATGCACCACCGGAGACGAAGTAAATGAGTATTATCGATAAAATGAGTATGTTGTCTGTAGAAGACGCAACTAAAGCTGTTCACAATTTACTCAGCGTAAAAGCAGTTGCTTCTTTAGCTCCTGTGCCAAATGTAAGCGAGGTAAAAACTTTTGATTTGCCCGAATATGCCGAATCTGTGGCCCTAGTTTCGGAGTTACACAAATCAACATTAGCATCGTATGTCAAAAAGGCGTCTGTTGATGCTAAATTTATGGGTTATCGTGCTGGCGCCCAGGATGCTGACGCCGTTGCTCATACTAAAGGTACAAAGGGTGAGCGACTAGCAGCGGGTGCAGATGCATCAGTTGATTTGGACGACAAAGCACACAAACGTCTAAGCAACGTGGCTAAAGCAGTTGATAAAATTGTTAAAGAAGACGAAACTGTTGAAGAATAATAACAATAAATAAAAGACTATGCCATTAATTAAAAAAATCATCAAAGTCGACCCTCGCGAAGCCATTATTAAATGGACTGGCTCGGGCACAGATACATTGACGCTTGATTCGTTGGTTTCGCCTGGTCAAACTGTAACGGGTGTCTTACCCAAATCGGTGAATATCATTGGACTGTCCACATCAATTGCTGGAGGCGCTGATTGCTCTATTACTCGCAATGGTGAAGCTGCATTTCATGTCCATGACAACTATGAATTTCAAACTGATGGAATTATTCAAGCTGTGGTGGATGAAAATTCAACCTCCGATATTGCAGTCTCAGTTACAAACACAGGAACTTTGATCCTGCGTGTTAAGAAAATGCAAGGTTATTCGGGTATCTAATATGAAGTTAATTACAGAGATCTATAACGACCCAATGTCGTTGATTACAGAAGCGGATGCATTTGGTAAAAAGCATCTGTTTATTCAAGGACCATTTGCAGTCTCGGAAGTCAAAAACAAAAATGGTCGAATTTATTCCCGCGGATTGATGGAAAAGGTTGTTGATAAATTTACAACCGATTACATCAAAACTGGTCGTGCATTGGGTGAGATGAATCACCCACCTCGTCTGAGCATCGACTTTGAGCGCGCAACACATTTGATCACCGAGATGGTGCAGGATAAAAATGTTTGGATTGGTAAAGCAAAAATCCTCAAAACACCGATGGGACAGATTTTAGAAGGTTTAGTTACCTCAGGTGTGAGTGTTGGTGTTTCTACCCGTGGAGCGGGTTCTATCATTGAATCGAACGGTGTTAAGACTGTTAGTGATGACTTTTTAATGACAGCGGTTGATGCTGTTAGCGATCCCAGCGGTCAGTATGTAACTAAAGATGGTTCCATGGCTGGCTGCTTTGTCAACGGAGTTATGGAGGGTATGGAGTTTATCCAAACTGCTGATGGCCGTTGGTTGGAGCAAGAAATTGCGGAGATGGCAAAAGTTGATTATGATAAGAAGGTATTAACAGAAGCTCGCAAAGTCGAGTTGTTTCAACAATTTTTAAATAAAGTAGCAGGAAAATAAAATGCACCAAGAATTAAAATCTATTCAAGAAGCATACGTTGGTATGGTGGTTGAATATCATGCCACTGGTACTGTTGGTGATCAGAAATTCAAGATTGCTACTGATGATGCATATGACGAAGATAATGTAAAGAAACAGAACCCTCATCTTTCAGATAAACACGTGAAAGCTCTAGTTGCTCATACAGAAGCCGATGAATTTAATGATGACCAAGTTGCCACAACAACACAGCATGGTTTAAAAGTTAAATCAGTATCGGGTGGGTATTTTGGTGATTTTTCTGAAACCAAGAAAAAACTTCTAAAATAAAGTAACAGGAAAATAAAATGGATGCAACTCTAAAGTCTATCCAGGAAGCTTACGTCGGTATGCTTTCTGAAGGTATCACCCTTGCAGATTCGGGACCTACATATAATGTAAAACCTGGTAATAGTCAAGGCGAAGGCAAAATCCACGAATTGAATCTGGATGCATCCGATGTAGAAACTGCGCTGGGTATGGATAAAAGTTCTTTAGATAACGATGAAAAATACGGTCAGAGTCATATTATAACAGGTTCAGACGGATCTCAGCACAGTATCTATTCGAGTTATGGCGTTGCACGGATTCGACCTATTGGCAAAACTACATCAAAACACACATCCGATTTAAAGAAATTTATCGGTGTCGATGAAGACTAAATATCAGATGAAAACGTGAACTTTCACAAACAATAAATAAACTATATCCAAACAAGGAATTATAACATGAAATTAGAAGACGTTATTCGTAAACAACTCGCTGAAGCGACTACACAGCTTGAAG